GAATTCTCAAAACAAGAACCATCTATCATGGTTGGTTCTGAGGATGAGGACCAGGCAGATCCACAAACTGTACATGTAGTTGAGGCGCATATTAGACACCAATTGCGTGATACCAAGAATCATCATGTGCGCTGGGAACTAATGAAAGATATCTATAGTGGTGGATTCTCCGTTGCAAAACTATGGACCGATTATGCCCATCCTATGAGCTTTAATCAGGTTATCAATTGGGATCGAGCTTTTGATCCTTGTCTTTGTGGATGGGATCAATTAGCACGTTATTCACATAAAGGTGATGGACGTTTTTGCTTTGAATTGATGCCTTATGAAATTGAAGATTTTAAGGAACAAAATCCTGGAATTAAAACCGATAAGATTAGCTTCAATCGTCAATTTGCCGGATATAACTGGTCTTATTTAAATGGTAATGAAAAGATATTAATAGTATGTGATTACTATAAGAAGAAAAAGAGGGATGTACAGATAGTTCAATTAGTGAACAATCAAGTATTAACAGTAAAAGAATATGAAATGATGTTAGAAGAATGGGAAATGTCAGGACGCGTCGATCAACCGCCTGTCATCAAAGGCAAAAAGCGCTGGACCCAACTTGAAACCATATGTCGTTATCGTTGCATAGAAACGGAAGTCATTGAATATAGCGAAACCGATTTTACTTTCTTTCCATTAATATTTTTTGATGGCAATAGCATCATGTTGAAGAATCCAAAGACATCGGGTGCTATTCAGCAAATGACACGTCCTTACGTTTATCATGCAAAAGGTGCACAAAAGCTTAAAAACTTTGCGGGTATCACCCTTGCAAATGAAATGGAAAATATTGTTCAACATAAATTCATGGTGGCAAAAGAGGCGCTCCCAAAAGAAATGGACTGGCTAGCTGCATATAAAGATATTCAAAAGCCAAGCAACATGGTGTTTAATGCTTTCTTCGAGCAAGATCCAGAACGCCCTATTCCTAGCCCTATCCGAGAAATACAACGTCCTCCAACGCCTCCTGAGGTTGTGCAGACATTTGCATCTACAGATTCTCTTATCCAGAATATACTTGGCAGCTATGATGCGTCTTTAGGAATAAATGATAATCAACTTAGTGGGGTTGCTATTATTGAAGCTGCTACCCAATCTAATGCTGCTGCTATGCCATACATTGTGGGTTTTCTTCAAGGGTTACAGCGAGTAGCAGAAATATTTATCGATCTTATTCCGAAATATTATAAAACTCCTCGTACAATTCCTGTTATGGGGATAGATGGTAAAGCAGAATATGTTAAGATCAATCAAGATAAAGGTGTAGATTTATTCTACGATACGAATGTGCTTAACGTAAAAGTTGAAGCAGGTGTTTCATTCCAGATTCAAAAATCTCGTGCATTGCAACAATTGATTGCGTTACAACAAGCATCTCCATTATTTGCACAATTCATGAATGAGAAAGGTTTAGGTGTGCTGCTTGATAACATTGAAATACGTGGTATTGATCAATTAAAAATGATGGTACAAGATTGGCAGCAAGAACTAGCTAAACAAAAACAAATGGCTATGCAACAACAACAGCAACAAATGCAAAATAATCCTATGGTCATGAAAAATCAAATTGAGATGGCGAAAGTACAGCAAAGAGGACAAGAGATGCAAATGAAGCAGCAACAAAGCAAGGTTCAATTCCAGATTGATTTAGAACAATTAAAGCAAGATCAAATGAAGATATTATCTGATATGGCAATTGCTAAAGATGGTAGTTTGACTCAAAGAATTAAAGCAGAGTCCGAGCGTTTTTCAAAACAGGTAGAACTTGCACTTAAAAAGAAAGATATGCATCACCGGCATTTCAAGGAAGCTATTGAAACTCATCACAATATTCATTCGGCTAATAGAGAAGAAATGCAAGGAGCTAATCGACAATGATGAATTTTATAGATGCAATGAATAATATGTTGGCCGGAAAAAGAATGATTAGAATGGGATGGAGCGGATTTTATTTAATTATTATAACAGGACAAAACTATATTTGGTCAATAGGGAAGGATTCTGTTAATAATACAAATACAAATATTTATACTCCATCAATAGATGATATTTTAGCGACAGATTGGATTGTTAAAGTCAACTAAGGAGAGTTACGTGATTGGACGAGATAGTATGAATCAGTGTGTTCCATCGAACATGGATAAAACTACTGAAGAAAGATATAAGCGATGTATTTTCACTGATATGAAAATTGCCATTGATTGTCTTAAAGCTTTAGACGATCAACTTAAAGTACTTCACCCTGATATTTATTACAAAGTCCGTCAACTTATCTAAGGAGAGTTTGTATGCGTAAGAAAAGTCCTATGCCAAGTAAACCTGTAAAACCATCTTATGAAGAACCGATGCGTCCTAAGAAACCTAATTCAAATAGTGATAAGGGGAGACCTCAAGATCAAAGAAAGAAAATAATGCGGAGGCAGGTATGATCCAATTAAATCCACCCATTCCGTTAAAGACCCCAAAAGGTGATGGTCTTGCTCACTTTTTAATAGATTATTCACCGGAAATGCATCTATATTGGGTCGTCTTGATGGATGAAACAGGCGAATGTTGGACATTTGCAAATCCTGAAATTAGGGCACAGAAAAATATCTCATTAGGAAGATTAATCAATCATGAATAAAAAAAATCCGGTCACCCAGAAAGATCTTAAAAAGATGGAAAAAGAGATTATGAAAAAGGATAGAAAAGAAGACGATAAGAAATATGCAAAAAAGAAGAAGTAATATTCATTAATAAGGAGAGTTAAGATGGCAGAGAAATGGATACAGAAAGCGGTAGGAAAGAATCCTGGAAAGTTACATAGAGAATTGGGTGTTCCTCAAGGTAAAAAGATTCCGGCTAAGAAATTGATGAAAGCAGAACATAGCAAAAATCCTACTATTAGAAAAGAGGCAAATCTTGCTAAAACGCTTAAAGGCATGCATAAGAAAAAATAAGGAGAAGTTATAGTGCTGGGACGAGATCGAATTGCAAGCGATGAAGAAATTATAGCAAATAAACGTAATAGTCATAATGGTTTATCTTGTGAACCTTCTGTTGGGGAATTGCCTTGTGAACAATCTATTTCTGATAATATTAATCACCCTCCTCATTACAATAACAACCATTTTAAGTGTGAATGTGGGCGAACGATTGAATGCATTGATATTACCAGGCATCACACATTTAACATTGGCAATGCCATTAAGCACCTATGGCGCTGTGACTTTAAAGAAATGAACATGGAAGATCTACGAAAAGCCAAGTGGTATATTGAAGACGAAATCAAGGAAAGGTTAAAAAATGTTTAATTGGATTGGTAGACTTTTTAAACGTCTTAATTGGCGTAAAAAGAAAGAATTGGCGGGAATGGGCGCATCCTTGGAATTTTTAATAAATATCGAAGCCTTAAAATCAATTGAGGGCATTTTCGAAGATAAAGATGCGATACAAAAAAAATCTGACAACTTACCTGTTGACAATGAATTAGTCAAGTCTTAAAGTATGAGTAACCCATCTATGGGGGACAAATAGACGAGACTTACGCGTTATGTAAGGCAGGTTTTGTGAATAACTTAGCCTAAACCGTGGCGGGGTAACAGCCAAGGCACCTATGCCTATTATGAAGATAAACTAGGCGAGACTCTTGCGATATGAGAGGCAATACCGTGACGGGGTTAACAGTCAGAAGGGAATCACATGACAGAAATGGTAAATGGAGAAGGTCAAGGTTCTAGTAACTTTGCCGGAGTACCTGTAACGCCTTCGTCAACGCAGTCAAATGCACCAGCCGAAGTAGAACGAACTTTTAAACAGTCAGAAGTCAATGATCTAGTTGGACGTGCTCGAAATGAGGCAGTCGAACGGTATAGACGCGAATCCAGTATGGCATCGCATCAAGCCCCGCAGACGCCCACGCAGCCTGTATACCAGCAGCCTTATCAGCAGCCGTATCAAGCTCCGCCACCTCAAAGCAGAACACTATCCGAGGATGATTATCGACGAGTAGCTGCGGAAGAGGCTCAGCGCTCAAGGAATGAATGGATTCAAGAGTCGCATAGGAATGCAGAGGAGCAAAACGCGCAACGGATTGCTTCTGAGTTCTTCACAAAGATCGATGCGGGTAAAGGCAATTTACAAGATTTTGATAAAGTCATGGCTGATATTGACTTACGCAGTATCCCCTATCACGTGCAACTTGCAAACATGGTAGACAATACCGCGGAAGTTATGTACGAGCTGGCAAAGAATCCATCAAAGATTGGTGCGATTCAAAATCTAATTGATATTGATATTAGAGCCGGTCGGCAACCAAAATTAGCTTTGTCTGAAATGAAACGCTTATCTGATTCTATTAAGACGAACCAAAAAGCGGCAAATTTCAAATCTCCTAATGAACCATTGAGTCAAATGCGACCTTCTAACGCCGGAACGGGTAATCAAGGTGAGCGCTCAGTGAGGGATTATAGGAACAATCCCGCATATAGGGTTTAAAAGCACACCGTAGTTATCCGAACTATTCAAGGAATGATTAGTTAGGAGCAATTACAATGCCTTTATATGCAGATAATATATTGCAACAGGTACAGACGTATCAGAGATCGTCTTTAGGCTTGCTGCAAAACTTGTGCTGCTTTGTCAGTACATCTAATACCAAATTCAAAGATTTCGAGAAGATACAAGCTAACCTTGGCTCAAGCGTTACCTTTGATACTCCCCCTCGTGCAACTACTTCTGCCGGTTTAGTTGTTTCTTGGCAACCAGCTGTCCAGTTAGTAGAAACTTTAACTTGCGATCAGGCTTTCAATAGCTCATTCACCGTGACCGCACAACAACGTATCTTTAACTTGGAAAAAGGCGAAGACGAATATATTGAAGTATTCGGTAAATCTTTCTTAACGGAATTGGCTAATGAAGTTGAAGCGAATTTAGCGCTAAACTGTATTTCTGCGGTTCCTGTTATGGTGGTCAATTCTCAAGGGCAATCGGTTCCAACAGGTGCATTACATGTTGAATCTGGTCCGTATCGTTATTTCGGTGATGGACAGACTCAATTGACGAGCTATAACCAGCTCGCGCAAATGGTCATGCTATTCAAAAACTACGGCTCCGTTTCACACGGAATCAAAGTGTATCTCCCAGATACGGTCTACCCACCAATCATCGGTACTGGATTAAATCAATTCGCTCCAGAACGTAACAATGAAAATGCGATGTCATGGGAAATTGGTGAATTTGGAACTCCTCGCGTTAAGTATTATCAATCTAACTTATTACCCATCCAATATGCTGGAAACGTTGGTGAGTTAGCACAAGTACTAACCCTTGTCAGCACCAATGATCCAACAGGGCAAAATGTGACTCAATTAACCTTTAGCGGTGCATCAACCTCCGATGCAGATGCCATTAAATCTGGTGATTTGTTCCAGTTTAATGACGGGGTTTCTGGATTCAGAAATATGCGTTATTTGACCTACATTGGTCATAAAGTTTCTGCTAATAAAGTACAAATGCGTGCAATAGCAGATGCTGCCTCAACTTCAGGCGGATTAGTGACGATTAATATTACTCCGATCTTAAATTGGGCTGGCGGACAAAATCAAAACTTAAATCAAGCCTTACAACCAGGGATGCAGGCTACCGTTCTTCCTTCCCATAAAGCAGGGTTAATTGTTGGTGGTGATGCATTCTTTATCGCCATGCCACAATTACCTGATCAGCGCCCATTTGATACAGGCAATGAATATGATCCCGAAACGGCAGTATCCCTCCGTATGACATACGGTTCCATTTTGGGGGCTAACCAGAAGGGTATTATTTATGATGAAACGCACGGTTCATTAGCAGTATCTATCTACTGTATGCGTGTAATCGTTCCCCTATCACAAGCGTAGTGGCTAAGGTGTCGAATTCGACACCTTTAACTTAAAGGAATAAGAGGACAAGAACATGAACATACAAAGTATCCCAGTAGAAAACTTACCGTTTTTATACATAAGCGGTATGAATTTGTCGGTTGCATCTACAACAATTATGGCAATAGCTCCAGGTCAATGCCGTGATTCAAACGATAATATTGATATTCCCTTTTATGTTGCCTTCTATATTGATTCATCGATTGTAGGGGCGGGCGGTATAGATTCAGGCGTACTTGCAGCTAGTAGCAGTTATGCTATTTGGGCAATCGCTGATTCTACTAATAAAAAACAACCATCGGCTTTAATTAGTTTATGGAGTAATGCTTTCCCATTAATTCCTCTAGGTTACGATTCTTATCGTTTGATTGGAATGGTAACAACTAGTGGAGGAACTGCATTCCAGGCAGCTGATGTATTAAACTTTTCAAGTGCGCAAGGATTCTACTTGAAACCTCCTGTAGCTGTATTATCCGGTGGCAATGCTACCAGTTTTACAGCTATTGATCTCTCCACTGCTATTCCGACAACCACTGATCCATTTGTTATCGCACTTGGAATAGTTACTTTTATTCCTCTAGCAGCCGGCGATACGGTGCAATTTAGACCTACCGGTAGTAGTGCTACGGCTAATTTGGTCACGGTTACAGGAAGAGTTGCGGGTGTTGCTCAAACGGATAATGTCATTCTCCATTGTGGCGTTGCTTCAAGTAAGCCTGAGGTGGATTATAAAGTTTCTGTATCAGGCGATGCTGCATCAATGTCTATATATGGATATTACGTCACATTAGCCTAACGATATGGATAATATGAATGTCCTATACAGCAAGGCAGCTGGTAACGAGATCATGGTATTTATCAGGGATAGTCGCCCGTAGGCTGCAAAGCGTATCGGGTGACCAAGCCACGGATGGCCTCTTTCTATTAAATGCACTGCTTGATTGGAAGTCAGTGCAAATTGATTTAATACCTTATTGGACCTATTACGAATTTCCTGCAGTGATAGGTCAAGAAGCATATTACATTCCTAATTTATTTGCTGTTGAATCTCTCACTTTTAATATTGGTGATGTACGTTATCCTACAGATTTCACTACTCGTAGCTCATATTTTGGAACAGGCAGAGTCGATAATATAAACAGTTTGCCTTCTAATTGGTATTTCAATAGATCATTAGACGGTGGATCAATCTATTTATATTTTAAGCCTGCTGGTGAATATCCTATCAAGATCATGGGTAAATTTGGCTTAACCAATGTCGACCTAGATACCGATCTTTTAACAATCTATGACCCTTCATACCTTGAATATTTACGTTATGCCTTAGCTCAATATATGTGTTCTGAATATGGAATCATTATGAATCCAGAATCTAAGGGCATATTAATGGCATTACAAAGAACATTAATGGATGTTAGCCCTCCTGATCTATCTATGCGAAAAAGCTCAATATTAACAGAGACACCAGGGATTAATTTCGGGGACGTCAACCTTGGTAGGGGTTGGCGCCCCTAGGTTGGAGTCCTTGAAATTAATTAGTAATTAGAGAAACATAACTGTAAATAGATTTACCAGCGATAACCAATATTATAGATGGTAATTTTTAATATTATATTGATGCTTTTTTATACAGACATTACGTAATAAAATGTAATACGGATGTAATATGATTAACCGAACTCAACAATTCACCCCTTACCCTTTGAATATTGTAGGATCATCTACATTCGGAAGATATCCAACCATCAGTATAGAAAAAACATATAATATGTTTATCTCTGACAATTGGATGGTTCCTTATGCTGGTTATAAACTTGCTATTGCTGCGAGTGTTTTAGGGGATGGGACTACAGGTAGAGGATTGCATTCGAGCACTAAATTAAATCGTTTGATTGCTGTAGTAAATAGTAATGTCTATTTAATTCAAATTAATTTTAATCAACAACTGCAAGCAGTCACTAATAGCCAAGTTATTAAGATTGGCGAATTACAAACGACAAGTGGTGTTGTTTATATCACAGAAAATAATAAACCTCAGATTTGTATATCAGATGGATCTGCCATTTATATTTATGATCAGACGGGAACGCCAAATTTCCAAACTATTACTACTAGTTTCATTCCTGGTTATGTAGATTTCCATGATACTTATTTTCTATGTGCAGCATCGGCTGATGGTTTTTATACGCCTCCTGCAAATAATACCTGGCGCTTATCAGCACAAAATGACGGGACTATGTGGCCTGATGATGCGGCAAGTATTGGTTTATTACAAACTAAACCTGATAATACTCAAGCTGTCGTACGCTTCCCAAGTAAAGGTAATATGATTTTTGTATTCGGGCGCACAGTCATTGAGCCTTGGTTTGATGTTGGTTATCAATTATTTCCTTATCAGCGTAATACTTCTTATAATGTGGATTATGGTTGTTTAAATCCTACTACGATTGCCGCAATGGATGAGCTAGTAGTATGGTTAGGAATTAATGAGAAAGGTGGTCCGGTCATTATGTTTTCTGATGGCGGAATGCCGCAACAAATTACGACAGATGGTATTGATTATGTAATGGCTAATATGCAAAATCCATCTGATTCTCAAGCATTCATTTACAGACAAGATGGCCATATCTTTTATCATATTAATTTCTATACTGATAACTTATCATTATTTTATGATTTCAATAGTAAGAAGTTTTATCATGCATGCGATGAACGTGGTAATTATTTTATTGCATCTTATGTTTCATTCTTTAATAACCAGTATTATTTCTTAAGTAAAAATAACGGTAATTTATATGCATTCGATACTATTTTTACGACATATGATGGATTAGAAATCCCAAGAACAAGAGTATGTAAAACTATTCGCAATATTAATCAAGAATATTTTATCGGCAATGATGTAGGGTTCACCATTGAAACAGGTAATACAAATTATCTTGAACAAGATCTTGGACCTATTTATTTAATTACCGAGGATGGTAAAAAATATATTACAGAAGGTGATGAATTATTTTTAGCAACACAATTAGATGAACCATTAATCACGGAAGATGGTGATAATCTTTTATCAGAACAAGTAGATCCTGATTCATTCGAATATCTTATTTCAGAGCAAAACTTTATTGAGCATACTGTACCAAGAGTTGATTTCTCAATTTCAATTGATGGTGGAGATCATTTCAGTAGTTATGATACGGTACATCTTCCCCCTATTGGACAAAGGAAATTTAAACTAGCGTGGTGGCAATTGGGTATAGCAAATGATTTAGTATGCCAGTTTAGGTTCTGGAGTTTAGGACGTTTTGTTGTAACAGATGGAGTTGTAAATACAAGACAATGACTTCCCCAAGAAATAAACAACAAGCAATATTTCCAGACTTACCAAGGTCTGAGCAAATAGTCGATAAACTAGGAAATATTACGGCTGATTGGAGATTGTATTTTCAACAATTGACGATGGCTTTGCAAACTAATTTTAAGCCAGAAGGTTTAGTTATTCCCCCTAAAATAGCCAGTGATATAGCGGAATTAGGGGATATCACTGCAGCAATTGGTAATATAATATATGATACTACTAATAACCAATTT